ATCACAAGACGATAGAAGGTATTTGTATAACATTCAAAAATCCGCAAAAATGGACGCACAAATCCCCTCGCCAGACAAGGATGTGGAAACAAAGGAAATGGATGAGTTTGAGAAGATGAGAGGGCAAATCCTCGCTGGTAATGATAACAAGGATTTATGTAAGAAGTTCAAACTGACGCTTTTGAAGTTCGCCAAGGACGGACGCATTCCTCGCCGAGAAGTGAATGAAGTGTTGATGGAGATGGCGAGTATTGGATTGTAATCTAATATTTTGTTTTGTAAAATAGTTTATAAAACAAAAACATACAAAGAAGTATATTACCCCACCACTAATTTTGTTTCACCAAAGAAGATGATACGCCAGAAATGCTGGACTATATTTTGGAAAATCTTTCCATTTGCGATTGCGGTTAAGGAACGCTTTTTGTCTTTTGGTGTCCTTATGGTAAGTGAAGTCCTCCATTTTAGACTGACCAAAGTGTATCATCTTGCCGTCTGGGTCTTCTACCATATATTTTTTGTCTTTCTTTGATGAAGGGAAAACCTTACCCACCCCATACTCATTCGCCTTGCGTTGAACTGTCTTAATATTGCTGAAATCGCTTAAACCGTCGCCCTTGATGAACGGAGGCAGATTAGCGTCACCCTTGATTTTTTGTTTCAAGGCAATCTGTTTTTTCGCTTGTTGAGGGTCTATTTCGTCGGCAGTCAAGGGGGTATCCTTACTAACTCTTTTGGTAGGACGATACACTGGGTATTCCTTACCACCAATATCCTTCCATTCTTCCTTAAACCAAGAGGTAAGACCGCCTTCTGGTTTTTCGCCACCGTATTCCCCTCCTTCTTCTTTGTATTTCTTAACCAACTGACCGCTACGATATGCCGAGTGTTTTGGATACTGTTTATAGACAACTTTCTTTACTGCCTCATACAATTTGGGGTTTAATATAATAGGCATCTATAATATAATCAAACATAATAATGCGATTGCCCCAACCAACAATACGAGTAAGCAAACCCCTACTACCTTATTTTGGAACTTGATTTGTTCTTCCACAGACGACCTATCTATTTTTGGAGGAATGAAACTTTCATAGAGAGTATTTGGTTCTTGAAGACTTTTCAACATTACAATATACAGAGAAGAAAATTACCCATAGACTAATCTTATTCACTATTCTCCATTGTATTTTGTGTTCTCATTGCCCTTGTATTCGCAAATCTATTGGGGTCAATAATCTCCAGCAAACCCTTTCTGTATCGGTTGTGGATTTCTTCTTCATAGTCAATAATTAATGGACTAAACTTCTCGCTGGTAGCATACTCGTAGATTTTGAGTAGGTCTTCTTTATCCACCCCCAAACCACCTTCGCTCAAAATCATATTGATTTCTCTGTGTCCGCTCAATTTTAGCAACACCAAGTAGGAGCAGTTAGTTCTAATTATTTTTGGAATGCGGAAATAGGATTGGGAAAGGAAAATCACACTACAGTTAAGTTTTCTTGCTCTTATATAGTAATTCTCTACTTTGGACAAATCTTTCGCCAAGACCAAATCGTCAAAAATTACCAAGTGGTTCTCTTCTTTATCAAACTTGTCTAATTGAGGAGTGTTTTCCAGACCCTCCTTGATTTGGATACTGTCGCTCTTTTGTCCTAACCATTTGTAAAGGGGTTCGTCTTTGTTTCTGGTAATAATAGTAATGTCGGCAAAAGTGCCTTTGCCCTTGCTAAACAGTCCAACAAGATTGACTACAAAATTAGTCTTTCCGCTCCCAGAAGGAGCGACCACCACCATACGGAAGGGGACTTTGAGTTTATGAAGATTGTAGTTAGGGTTTTCTGCTTTGTCTAATAGGTCTTTTGGAATACGCTCATACATATTCACAATCTTTCCGTTATTTTCGTCTTCTGGTTCTTTCTTCTTGCGAGGAGGCATTTAGGTATATTGTATTGTGATATAATAATTTTGGTATAATTTCTAAATAATTGTCTAATGCTATTTATATAATGGAAGAGACTACCCCCACTGTAAGACGATGCTCCCTTTGCGGAGAAGAAGGACATATTAAAAGCAACCGTTTGTTTCACCCCATAGAAGAGGTGAGTATAGTTGTAGAGGAAACCCCTACAGAAGAACCTATTTTGGACACCCCACTTACCATTGAAATCCCTACCGAAGAAGTAGTTATAGAAACTCTCCCTCCTCCTCCTTTATTAGTAAGAGCAAAATCTGTATTTAATACACTTAATTATAGTAAGAAAAAACCTACCGAATATCACCAACTTAAAGTAGGAAGATAAAAATAATATACATAGTATATATATATTATGGCGACTTATCCACCACCCACAGAAACCTTACCAACCTTTAATTCTACAGTATTTACTGCCCCTCTTTTGGATGCTTTAACAATAGCAGAAGCAGATGCGAGATATTTGAAGTTCCCTATATCACAAGGAGGTGAAACCATTTCTGGTGATTTAACAGTTACTGGAGAAGTTCTAACAACGAGTATTATTGATACGATTGATGATGTTGCTGGAACACTCGCTATAGGAACTCTTGCTGGGAGAACTGGAGCAATACAAATCGGCACTGGAACTACTGGAACTGGAAAAACAATCACTATCAATGGTCTCGCATCTGCTAATACTACAACTATAAACGGAGGAACAATAAATATCTCTGGAAGTGGTGGTCAAACTACACTTATTACTAATACTGGAATATTAACACTATCAAACGGTAGTGCTTCCGCAATAAATATAGGAAGCAACAAGACTGGCGGAAATATTGATATTGGACAAAGCGGAGGAACAGCATCAACAACAACCATTAATATTGGAACTGGAACATTAAACACTGGAGCAATCAATATAGGCAATGGAAATACTACTTCATCATTACCTATCACAATAGGTAATCAAACTGGGTCATTTGGAAGTGTTGATATTGGTTCAACCACTATAAGAGTTGGTAGAGGGAATTGTGCTACTAATAGTATTGAAACTTCAACTGGCGGAACATTAAACTTAAAAACTACTGCTTCCAGTAGTGGAGCAGTCAATATGGGAACTGGTATGACGAGCGGAACGATAGAGATTGGGACGGCAAACAGTTCAACAACAGCAATCAATATCGGCAATGGAACTGGTAATAAATCCATTACTATTGGTAATGTAACTGCTACTTCTGGAGATACATTTATTAGAGGTTTCACTGTCGCAATAAATCCTAACCTCACTACTGGAACACTTAATTTGGGACAAGCGATGACTGCTGGGTCAATCACTATTGGAGGAACTACTGGCGGAACTACTACACTTACAGTAAATCGCCCTATTGCCCCAGCATATATACCATCTGCTATTGGAGCAACTAATATAGGATACCAAACATCATCAACTAATAACACTTTTACATCGGCAATTGCTGGAACTTTTGAAGTAATGAATACTGGGTCTATTACTGCTGGTGTTTGGATGGTTGAAGGGTGTTTTGTTTTCAGTGGAGCAACTGGGGGCGGACGAAGAATGTGTTTAAATACTACCTCTGCTGTAATGATTGATAGTCGCACACAAGGCGTAGCAACTGGTGCTTTCGCACAATTAGCAGTATCATCTATATTTTCTTTTTCTACTGCTACTACTGTGTATCTTAACATAGATATTACTGCTGGTTTAGGTGGTGTTGGAACTAATATAAGCACCTTGAGATGGACAAGATTAGCATAAGAAAAAATCTAATTAATAATATATACAGTATATATATATATTATGGCGACTTACCCACCACCCACAGAAACCTTACCAACATTTAATTCTACAGTATTTACTTCTTCCCTTACAGATGGTTTAACAATAGCAGAAGCAGATACGAGATATTTAAGATTTCCAATAGGTCAAGGAGACGAAACAATATCAAACCTTGATGTAGTGGGAACTCTTACCGCTGGAACATTTGCTCCTACAACATTAACAACAAATACTATTCAAGGAACGGCAGTTGGAACAGCAGTGTCTTTGTATAACGAAGTGGCGAGAACTGGTGAAATACAAATAGGAAAGGATGGAACATCAACAAAAACCATAACTATTGGTAATGATACAGCAACTACTACTGCTTTAAAAGGAAGCACCATAACTGCTACAAAAATGGCGGTTGCTGGAACTTTGAGTGCTGGTGCTTCAACTCTTACTTCTGTTCAAACAAATACGATTGCTGGAACAGCAGTGACGATACAACCAGTCACATCACTTCTTATTGGAACTACCTCATCTATTCCCATAACAATTGGTTCATCAAGCACCATTGCTTTGAATGGGGCATCCACACTTACTTCCGCAACCGTCACTGGTGCTTTGAGTGCTGGGTCTATATCAACTGTTGGAACTTTGGGTGCTGGGGCATCAACTCTCACTTCGGTCACAACAAACACTATAACTGGAACAGCAGTGGGAACAGCAGTGTCTTTGTATAACGAGGCATTAAGGACTGGTGAAATACAAATAGGAAAAGATGGAACTCAAACAAAAACCATAACTATTGGGAATGATACAGCAACTACTACTGCTTTAAAAGGAAGCACCATAACTGCTACAAAAATGGCGGTTGCTGGTGTTTTGTCTGCTGGGGCATCAACACTGACTTCGGTTATATCAAACACATATAACGCAACCGCAGTCGGTTCTACTATGACTATTGGTAATAACATCACTACTGGAAGCATAGATATTGGAAATACTACTACTGGTGGGATAGGTATTGGAACGACATCTGGTTCTGGAACAATAAGCATTGGATACTCCCAAGCATTCGTATCAAATACCAATAAAGTAGATATTCTTACTGGAAGTAATTGCTCTGGAACTGTTAATATATCAACTGGAAACACCGCCTCAAAAGATGTTAATATTGGTGGATTAAACACTACTCTCAATTTGATTGGAAGCACCATAAATGCTTCAAAAATGGCGATTGCTGGTGTTTTGAGTGCTGGGGCATCAACTCTCACTTCGGTCGCAACAAACACTATAACTGGGGCGACAATACAAGTTTCCCCCTCTGTCGGTATTAATGTAGCAGACCAATTGACGACTGGGACTATTAATATTGGACGACAAGACACAACATCAACATCAACCTTGGTTAATATTGCCTCTGGAAACGGACAAACTGGGACAATCAGTCTCGGCACTGGAACTGGAACAAAAATTATGAATATTGGTGGGACAAGCACTACTCTTGGTTTAATAGGGTCAGCAATTACGGCATCATTAATGTCTATTACTGGTGCTTTGAGTGCTGGGGCATCAACACTCACTTCGGTTATTACGAATACTATAACTGGAACAGCAGTAGGAACACCAGTGTCTTTGTATGGTGAAACCAGTAGGAGTGGTGCTATTGAGATTGGAAATGGAGGAACAAGAAGCGGAGATATACGGATTGGAAATGGAGCAACCACCACTGGTGCTGTCTTAATTGGACGAAATGGCGGTGGTGTAAGTATTGGAACAAGCGGTTCAACAACTACCATAGACGGA